CTGGCGGGCCTTCGGGGCCGCGCGGCTCTGGCGGCGGCCGGGCGCTCGTTGAGGGCCACGACCGCGTCGTCAACGGCCGCACAGTACGCGTTGATGCCTACTATCGCCAATGACTACCAGGCAGAAGACTGACGTCTCGAGGCCTCGTGATGTGGGGATGGCGCAATGGCCAGAATGACTACCAGGCAGAAGATCGCGTTCGCGGTAGCCCTCTGTCAGAGCGGCCTTAAAATCGTGCAGGCGTGTAAAGAGATGGGCATCCATCGCAACACCCTCTCACGCCATCTGCGCCAGCTGGGCGTCACCCCTCGAAAAGCGCCAGGGAGCCTTCAGGCGGACGCCGCAGTCTCGCGGGAGGTGAGGATGCGTCAGGAGTGGAGGGCGCTCAACAGGCGGATGCCGCCCAACGTGAACGGCTCGCCGTTGAGCGTCAGCTCCTTAGGCGTGAGCCAGGGGGACGCCGGCTTGCATACGCTGAATGACCGAGATGCTCATCTCGACTTCGGCGGTGTGACCACCCGGGGTCCGCTGGACTGACCAATCCGCAACGGCGGTTTTCAGGATCTCGCCATAATCGAGACCATGCTGGTCGGCAAAGTGACCCAGAGCGCACACCAACTCCCTCAGGGGGGCAGCCCATTCAAGGCAGGGGATGGCCCCCGGCCGGCGCGTCTCTCCGCGCTGTTGCGCGAATTTATGGGTCGCCACCATCGCGGCGTAAGCGGCACTCAGTTTATCGTCATCGGTCGCAGGTGTGCACATTGTCGCCTCTATGATTGCTGGAGTTTGGGGTGAAGCCGGGCGGCAACCCGGCTCCTGATTCAAGTCTAGCTAAGTTACTCAGATTATGCAACAAAAATGTCAATGGGCATTTGACAAAACGCATATGCGGCAACCATTAGTGGGCTGGGGGGTACCACCCTCCGGACGGGGTGCAGTTCCCCAAGCCGCTCCACTTACAGTCAAAGTCGCTCCCCATGCGACAGTAACGGCACAGCCTCGGTGACGCGAAACTCAGGCGGGATTTTCGGGTGAGACCACCCGACGCCAGGCTGCTTGTATTCCTCGACCGACAGGCCGATTTCCTGCAGGAGCCAGGCGGAGACGTAACCGCGATGGCACCAGTTGGCGTTTGGGCGCGAGTTCTCGAAGCAGAGCAGGGCGGGAGTTTTCCCGTCGGCCAGCCAGTGCATCTCGTTGAGCACCTGCCAGGGGCTAAGGTGGTCAAGCATATCCATGTAGAGCTGGCGATACTCGCGCGGATCGGCGGTCCTGAACCATGCACCGGGCTGAAGTGCGCGATACATTTTGTAACCTGACTGACCGCGCGGACTGCCGCGGGATATGCCGATCCGGGCATACCCTGCGGGAAGTTTCGTCGACCAGCTCGCCGTGATAATGTCCATTTGATGTTCCTTTCATGCGCATGAAAAAAGAATTTGACGCTGCGCGCCTGTATTTTGCAGTTCACGCTCCATTTTGCCGACCGCTATTCGGATCAGCTTGAGTTTTTCGGCCCATCAGGGCGGCTCGCGGCAGATTGACCTTGGTGGAATTCTTTTTAGCATGTGACGTCTCCTGTTGTCAAATGGTATTTGACATACTAGGCCGGGAGCGTCCTGCTGTACACAGTTAAATGCTTCAAATCAAAGAAAAAAAGCCGCTTTTCGGCGGCCTTCTGAATTCGACTGGGGAGTAAAGAATGTTTTTCGGCGCCGTGCCCGACAAGCTGATCGAACAGATCCTCAAGGTCATTGACTTCGGCCAATGGGAGGAAACCTTCGTCTGCTGCTCCGGAACATTCCGTATCGAGCGCGGCATACTCCAGCGTCATCCGGACGCGAAGATCTTCTCGAACGACGTCTCGATCTTCTCGGTGCCGCTCGGTCGCTATCTCATGGGCGAGGAGACGCCCATCCAGTTTCACGGCCAGCTCGAGTTCGTGGAGGAATTGCTGCAGGGCGCTCCGTACATCGACAGACTGTCGGCGCTGCTCGTCGCAACCGATTACGCCAAGCACGCCTCCGGCAAGCCCAACGTCTTCAAGACGAAGCATTCGGCTCACTATCGGAAACACTTCGCTGAGCTGACGAAAAAGACCAGCGTCAAGGTCGCCGCCAGCATGAAGGGGCTGACGCTGTCAGGCTTCAACGCATGCGACTGGCTGCTCCACGCTAAAGAAGCCATGAGGCGCGGCGCCGGGATCGCGGCGTTTCCACCATTCTTCCGCGGCGACTACGAGGCCATGTTCCGCTTCGTCAACGAGAACGTCGCATGGACCGCGCCGCGCTATGACCTGTATAACCCGGAAGACTTGCCCCTCATCGTGGAGAACATCCGGGAAAGCGGATCGCCTTACTGCGTGCTGACCGACCAGGTTCTCGAGGGGCACACGCCCTGCATCGAATTCGTCAGCGGCCGCAAGGTTCCGCACTTCTGTTACGCATCGACCGAGCACGCAAGCTTCCGCAGGTTTTACCAGAGCGGCACGCCCTTCCGGTATAAGCCCGTCGACTTCACGAAGCTGACGCCCACGACGAAGTGCACCATCGTGCCGGCCGACCATAACGGCGTCGCCTTCATCAAGGACGTCTATCTGCAAAAGACGATCATCCATTCGGCAGGCCGAGGCAATTTCTGGGTCTATCTGGATGACATGCTCCTGGGCGCCATCGTCTACGAGCTCGGGAAGTACAACGGCGCCGGGGAGACGGAGAAGCAGCTCTACCTGCTCTCGGATGTGACCACCTCGCGGGAAGGCCGATTGTCGAAGCTCGTCGCCAAGGCGGCGCTCTGCAAGTCCGTCGTCCATGAGATGGAAAAGAAGTTCCTCGAGCGCTTCGACGTCGTCGTGACGACCGCGCGCACGAAAAATCCAGTCTCGATGAAATATCGAGGCATCTACGACAAGCGCTCAATGCGGCCTTCGGATGACCCGAAAGACCCGCCGGGCACCAACATCATTCAATACGCCAGGGGGCCAATCGTAGACACGCCGCAGCAGGTCTATGACTGGTGGTGGAAACAATATGGCAAGCAGTCTGTGGGACAAGCTCGAAACAAAGCTGGTAAGGGCGGACCCAAAGTCGCTCAAGGCGCGGGAACTGAACGCCCGCTACATGGAGCCGGTCCAGTTTCAACGGCTGGTTGAGAACGTCAAGATTGATGGCAAGCTCACCTCGACCGTGCTCTGCTTCCTTCGGGAGGACGGCGCGTATGAACTTCTCTCCGGTCACCATCGAACGGAAGCGGCGATTGAGGCCGGGCTGACGGAGATCGACGTTGAGTTGATCCTGACGCCGCTGTCCGAGACGAGGAAGCGCGCGATCCAGCTTTCGCATAACGCAATCTCCGGCCGGGACGACCCCGCGCGGCTCGGTCAGCTGTGGGAAGGTATGGAACTGGAGGCCAAGAAGTACTCGGGTTTGACCGACGACGACATAGGGTCATTCAGCGACTTGAAATTAGACGGCCTTGCGGCGGCAGGCATCCGCTACGAGGAAGTCTTGCTCATGTTCCTGCCCGAGGACAAAGGCGTTCTCGAGGACGCGCTCAAGACGCTGGGCGAGAAGGGGCGCAAGTCGCTCGGGGTGTACGCCGCGCGTGTTGCGGACTTCGACCTGTTTTTCCAGAGCATCGTCCACACGAAGCACAAACTGAGGATCACGAATTCATCAATTGCGCTGCTCGTCATGTGCGAGTTGGCGCTCGAGAGGTTGGCGCAAACAGATCATGAGCACAACGCAGGTAACGGCGAGGCGGGAGGCCAAGCCAGCGGCGAAGAAGCGGGAAGCTTCGACGGCGCAGAAAAGCCCAAAGGCAAAGCAGTACGCAAAGCCAAAGGCTGAGATCAGGCACGGTCGCACCTATCGCGAAAAGTATACGCCACAACAGATCATCGACGCCCTGGACGACGCAGACGGCATCAAGTCCGACGCCTATCGCGCGCTGGGCATGACGGCGGCGACTATGGAGCGCTATATCCGGCTCTATCCCGAGATCGGACAGGCGCTTGAGCGCATCCGGGCTCGTCCGGCCGAAGGCTCGAGGCAGTCCAAGACTGACAAATACACCATTCAACAGGTGATCACTGCGCTGCAGATGTGCGCCGGCATCAAGAGTATGGCCGCGCAGAAGCTTGGGTGCAAGTTCGACACCGTCACGAACTACATTGATCGCTATCCCGAAGTGGCGCAGGCGCTGACCGAGATCGAGGAGGATAAGCTCGATCTGGCTGAGGCGAAAATCCTGACGCACATCAGGGACGGCAATCTGGGCGCCTGCATTTTCTACGTGAAATGCAAGGGCAAGAGGCGCGGATGGACGGAGCGCACCGAAGTCACCGGCAGGGACGGCAAGCCGCTGTTCGATTATGCCTCAGCAGTACCGGCGATCCGAGATGACATTACACGCAAATTCAATAGCATCCGCGACGCCGCTCGAGCAGTCGCGGTTCATTGACAGCCTGACGGCGCATGAGCTGTTCGAGCTGCAATACAACTGGGATTTCTGGGCGCGCCCAGAGCAGACGGCCCCGCCGGGCGACTGGCAATACTGGATGTATCTGGGCGGTCGCGGCGCGGGCAAGACGCGCTCCGGCGCCGAATGGGCTCGCCAGCAAATCGAGGTCCACGGCCGGATGCGCGGCGCTTTTGTCGCGCCGACAAAGGCCGACTATCGCGGCGTTATGGTGGAGGGCATCTCTGGCGTCCTCGCCTGCTCACGGCCGGACAACATGCCGATATTCCAGCCGTCCACCCGCGAGGTCATCTGGCCGAACGGGGCGACGGTCACGCTGTTCTCGTCCGAGGAGCCCGAGCGTTTGCGCGGTCCTCAGTTCGAGTTCGCGTGGGCGGATGAGCTTTGCGCCTGGAGTTACCTGCAAAAGACGTGGGACATGCTTCAGTTCGGCCTTCGTCTTGGCCCGAACCCGCAGATGTTCATATCGACGACGCCGAAGCCGTCCGAGACACTGAAGTTCATCATGACGTCGCCCTACACGGTCATGACGACCGGCTCATCCTACGCCAACCGGGCCAACCTGTCGCCGCAGTTTTTCGGGGCCATCGTCAAGAAATACGAGGGCACCCGCCTCGGTCGGCAGGAACTGAACGCCGAAGTCATCGGGGACATGCCCGGCGCCCTGTGGACGCGCGGCCTTATCGAGGCCAAGCGCATACAGGATCCGCTGGCGCACTTCAAGGTGACCGGCATCTCGCAGGTCGCCAGGCGCATGAAGCGGGTCGTGATCGGCGTCGACCCTTCGGGATCGGACGACGAGACGGGGGCGCTGCAGGGCATCGTGGTCGCGGCCGAGGGCTTCGACGGGCGCTATTACGTCCTGCATGACGGCTCAACTTCAGAGAGTCCGGACGGCTGGGGCCGCAAGGTCGCCGGGCTGTATGAGACATGGGGCGCATCGCTGATCGTTGCAGAGACCAACTACGGTGGCAAAATGGTCGTATTCGTCATCCGTTCCGCCATGCCCAACGCGCCCGTTAAAACGATGACCGCCAGCCAGGGCAAGCATATCCGGGCGGAGCCGGTCGCCGCGCTTTACGAGCAAGGCAAAGTCAGCCACGTCGGCGGCTTCCCGGCGCTCGAGGACCAGATGTGCAACATCACTCACGACGGTTATCAGGGCGTCGGTTCTCCCGACCGTCTCGATGCGCTGGTCTGGGCGCTGACTGAGCTCGCCTTCCCGGGCAAACGTCAGGGGTATATTATGGGCGTCAGTTACTAGTTTCGTAGAAAACTATTTCAGAGGGTCTGTCAAATCCCCGGGTTTTGACGCACTGCCTGAAATGGTTTTGCTCAAATCGATGGATGCGCGGGGACTTTCCACTTCCTGAAGACGTAACGCGAAAGCGCGCGGGCAGGCTTTAAACAGGAAATCACAGTCTCAGCGGCATTCACCGTTGCGGATGCTGAGCGGCTGTGTCAAATCTCGGTTGTCTCTGTTAAATCAGATTGTACGGAGCGAACAACAGGAAATCAGATGTCACTTCCCGTCATCGGCACCATCGGTGACCGGCTTTCACTGCCGGCGCCTACGGATGGAACCGGGCAGCAACTCACGCAGCCCTCGGCCAATCCCGGCCAGGTCTCCAGCCTGCTGCGCAACCAGTACAACGACTGGCTCAAGATGCGCACGGTGCTCAAGGGCACGGAGAGCATGCGGGAGGCCGGGGAAACCTTTCTCCCCAAGCATCCGCGTGAGCCGAAAAGAAACTACGACAATCGCCTCCGCAGGGCCGTTCTGACGAACTATGTCGAGGACGCCCTGCTCAACATTATATCGCGCCCGTTCTCCAGGCCGGTTCAGTTGAGCGAGGACGCGCCGCCCGAGCTGCTTTACTGGGCGCAGGACATCGATATGGAGGGGCACTCGCTGCATGAGTTCCTTCGCGATCTCATGTATGAGGGCGTAACGGACGGGCAGGCGCATATCCTCGTCGACTTCCACTCGCACCCGGACCCGGTAAGTCGTGCGGATGAAATCGCTTTCGGCTCGCGTCCGCTGCTGGTGGCCCTCATCGCGCCGCAGTTGCTGGCCGTCTATACCGAGAAGCGGGGCGGCATGCGCGTCGTCACGCATCTGCGCTATCAGGAGCTTGAGCTGGTTCCCGACGGCTTTGGGGAGAGGTGGATCAAACGCATCCGCTGCATCGAGCCGCACCGCGTCCGCGTTTGGGAAAACGACGTCAACAGCAACCTGTCATGGCGGCAGGTCGAGGACCGTTACTATCCGCTCGACTTCGTGCCGCTGTACTCGTTCTACGCCGGCAAGCGCGAAAAAGATTTCGTCATCAAGCCGCCGTTCCTGAGCCTTACGAACAAAAACATCGAGCATTGGCAGCTCACATCCAGCTATCAGACGGCGCTCGATCGCTGCAACTTCGCGATGTTGGCGGTGAGGCCGACCGAGAACGCAAACTCGCCCGTCGACAATCTGGTTTCCGGCGGGGAAGGCGACACAGACGCCAGGTTCGAGGTTGGACCCGACACCGTGCTCGTCGGCGACTGGTACTATGTCGAGCCGTCGGCTGCGGGCCTAAAAGAAACCGCCGCGCGCCTTGAGACGCTGCAGAAAGAAATGCAGACCATGGCGCTCGATCCCCTGACGTCGCAGTCAAGCGGCTCGACGACGGCGACCGAGGCGACCATCGACGAGACGAAGTCGCAGTCCGGCCTGGTCGAATGGGCGCTCAATCTCTCCATGGTTGCCGAGCGGGCCATCGGCGTCATGATGTGGTGGGGCGGCCTGGCGACGACAAAGCCTGTCAGGGTGACTGTTAACACCGAGTTCTCGCTCAATCTGTCGGCGGGCGACCTTGGCACGCTCGTCACCGCGCGCGCTACAGGCGACATTACCCGCCGCACACTCTGGGCCGAGTTCCAGCGTCGCGGCACTCTCGGACCAAAATTCGATCCGGACGCGGAGGAAGCAGCGCTCGAGGCCGAAGCGCCGGTGTTTGCAGGAGACGAATTTGACTCCGGAGAAACGACTGGACGAGGTGATCAGACATCAGGTGGGTCTGGAGCGTCTGACGCAGGGGACGATAGCCAAGATCCTAAGGCATTTGGAAGCGGTTCAGAATGACATCGAACGTCAGATAACCCATGATCTGAGCAGGATAAACGAGCGCGGCGCGTGGCTGGGCGGCAAAAGTCTGGAGCGGCTGCACGGCCTCAAAAAGGTCATCGGCGAGGGGCTGGCGGAAGCGCACATCGCCCTGCGCCGCGATCTGAGTTCCGACCTGCAGGAGCGGGCCAAGTATCAGGCGGAGTGGGCGGAGCGGCTTTATTCAGGCGCAACCGGCATCACCGTCAATCTGGAACGCCCGTCCGCTGCGCTGCTGCAGTCCATCGTCACGTCACGGCCATTCCAAGGGGCTATCCTGCGCGAGTGGGCGGCCAAGATGGAGAAAAGCCAGCTGGAGCGCATCGGCCAAGGCATCCGCCTGGGGCTGACCGAAGGCGAAAGCACGGCGGAGATCGTGATGCGTCTGACAGGCTCGGGCGCGCTGAAGTATCGGGATGGCCAATTCGCCAGGGACAAGCGCGGCGCCGAGGCGCTGGTGCGGACCGCCGCGAACCACGTCGCAACGCAGTCGCATGCAGCCCTTATCGACAAGAACGCGAAGCTCTTTCCGAAATATCGCTGGGTCTCGATCCTCGATCGACGCACAACACCCATGTGCAGGTCGCGGGACGGCGTCATCTACACAACGGGCGAAGGCCCAACGCCACCCGGTCACTGGAACTGCCGCTCGACCATCGTCTATCTGTCGAAAATCGAGAGCGCGCAGCAAGATTGGCCGACCTACGGGAAATGGCTTGCGCGCCAGTCCGCGGAGACGCAGGATGACATCCTGGGCAAAGCCCGGGGCCAGCTATTTCGCAAGGGCGAGCTGCCGATCGATCACTTCACGAACCGCAAGGGCGGCGAGCTCACGCTCGAGCAGCTGAAGACCAAGGAAAGCGCAGCCTGGGAAAAGGCGTTCGGCAGGTGAGCGAGGATCCCACTCACGGCGGGTCGCAACTCGACTACACGTGACCACCCGTTTCGACCAGGCCTTAGTCGTTGCCGGCCTGAAAACTACAAAAGACTTAACCGCCCGCTTGAGCAGGACGCTTGACGCGGGTTTTTTCATGCGCGGGATGCGCCACCCATTCGGGACGAAGGGAAAAACGAACTATGGCATTGAAGGC